TCTCCACTGGTAGCACGACCAATATCTAGCTTTAGTTTTAGGACCTGGATTGTCGCAATTGTGCCTTGCTCTAAACGACTTTCTCCTTGCTGGGTCATCTCTTTTAATACTTAAACCTGTTGTATCACCAAATGAAACTTTTTTAACTTTATCACCGTCCATAACATATACATAAAACTTCTTACTTCCACCACGAATTGGGTCATTAAGTTTGACCTTTTTTCCTTGAAATTCAGCCTCGTAAATACCCTCAGCCTCATGTTCAAAGATGGTTTCTTCACATACTTTATCAATATTTTCGTACTCTTTATATGTTTTCATTATAGTTTCGCAATCATTTTAGCAACCACTTCTTTAAGTTTTTCAGTTGCTTCTTCTTTGTATCGTTCCCTATATTTATAAACAACTTCATCTGAAGCTGCCCACTCTTTAATGTCTTTTTCACTAGGGCTAGATTCTTTATCAATAATACCTTTTTTCTTTTCTACTTCTATACTTTGACCAGGTGTTATTCTTTTTGTGTGGTCTGCATAATCTTTACCTATTTCATATGATTCTGGTACATATCCATCTACTCTCATAGCGTCTTCCATACTCATACTTTCTGGTACACAATTAGGCACTTGTTTACCACCTTTATTTTTCATACCAACTTGTTTATAACCTGTCCAACAAGCGTCTTGTAAATCTTTCTTCATCTCACCAAACATCTTCTTATATTTTTGTGTATGAATACTAGGTTTTGTCTTAGCACCTTTATCGCCTGGTGCTGGTTTATTATCGTTCTTTGTAGTATCTTTGTTTTTAAAATAATCAGCTCTTTTCTTTTTAGTATCTTTACTTAAAGTTTTGTAATACTTTTTAGGTTGTGTGCCTTTTACTTTTTTAACATCTTTGTCTTGTGGCTGAGCGTCTAAATCTTCTTTGATTTCTGATACGGCTTCGAAGCCATAATCAACATCTAAATCGTGTTCTCTCACTTCTACCTCTCTGTCTGCTGAAATTGGAATACAATCCCAAATCCATGCTTTGTGTAAATTGTTATTGTTATCTTCTAGTACAACATAATTTGTACCTTTTCTTATTACTTTACCTTTTACATCTTCTTTAATATAATCAACTTCATCATTGATTTTGAATATCATTTCTCTTATGTAAAGGTCTCTAATTTGATTTTGTTCAAATTGTTCAAGGCTAGCAATTGGTCTAACATTTTGCATATGCGTATAGTTAGCGGCCAATCTCATGCCTCGTCTTACATCTTTCATTAATGTATTTGCGTCAACACCTCTTGGTAAACCTTTTGAAAAATTAGATAGGTCACCTTTGGCAGCCGCAGCTCTCATCTTACTTGCTGACATACCAGCGGCGCCTTCAGCATCCGGGTCTCTTTCGCCAGCAGATACAATATTAATTTTATCAAAGTTGTAATAACCATGTCTTGATTTTACATCATTATACTTTTTAATTATTGTATCAAATTCTCTTACTCTATCACTACCAACAACCATAGAAATTTCTGTAAATCCTTGGCTATATAATAATGTACAAATATCTAATATCATATTTGTAGAGTTAACCATTATGTTTCTAGCATGACTAGGAAACATTTTTTTCATGTACATTAGTTTCTGTCTAGGCGATAATGGATTCTTTTTAGGGTCTTCACTTCTACTTAAATAAATTCTGTAATCATCTGCTCTTACAGATTTAACTTTGTTTATAAGTTTTTCATGTCCGATAGTAGGTGGATTAAATCTACCAAAAGTAAATGCGATAGAGTTGCCATCATTTCTTGCTTCGTGCATTTCTAAATCGTCAATCTCTTTATCATCTACTTTACCATCTTCTAAAATCTTTTTACATTTCTTATAGAATTTTAAGTAATGGTATTTTTCTAACATTTTATAGATAACATTTTTAGGTAATCTATTCTTAATACCAAATTTTTGTATTTCATCTGGTGACATATCTTTATCAAAGGCAGCTCTTCTATCTGCGTCAACACCATCACCGACTTTTACAATTTGTTCTATACTATCTTCTATTTCTTCTAACTTATCTTTTACTTTATCTTGTAAATCTAAAATGTCGTTAGGTTCTAATTCTTCTAATTCTCTGTAATCTATTATATCTCTTTTTAATTCACCTTTAATTACATCTAACTCTTGTACTTTTTTTTCGAAATCTTTGATGTATAATCCAATATCAAAAATAAAATCTTCCGGTCTTTTAATGAATTTATTTGTCTGTATGTCATATACAGCGTCAGCCTTTTTATTTTGATCCTCATAAGTTTTTTTGTCAGTTATAAAATAATAATTAATAGGGTGTTCAGAACCAGGTATTAGTTTACCTTGTATATTATCAGGATTATTTGCTGACAAATACTTTTTAGATAATCTTGTTCTTTCTTCTTCTTGTTTTTCAGCAGGCACATCAAATAATACATTGATGTCTAGGTCTGCGTCTGCTCTATATCTTTTTGTTAATATAGAACCAATCAAAGAAGTTTTTAAAATCGGGTACTCTGACTCAAACTCTTTTAACTGAGCCTGAATCTGAGTCTTTACGCTAGCCTTAATTTTAGGGTCTTTTGTATCTGCGTTATCAAATACTTTTGGTGCATAAGTTCTTCTTGGTATATCAATGATACTTTCTTTAAATGTTTTTCTCATTGTTATATTAGGATAAATTTGTTTTGCTAACTTTACACTTGCTGTATGGTCTGAAGGATAATGCCAACCTGCATATATTCTACCTTTACCACATTTTTCAGCGCCTTCAATTAAACCTTTTTTGTGTTCAGGATATTGTTCAATATAATACTCTGCAATTAACCTTGATTGTAAACTGTGGCCTGATGGATATGCTGGCGATTTCATACTATCACTATCTAAAGGCATATGGTCAAAGTCCATTTTCATTGCCTCTGCAAGTTGATAAGGTCTCACTCTTTCAAACTTGTTCTTATAATATCTTACAATACCAGAACCTATGTCTGCTAATTTGTCTATATCAGACTCTTTGTATTCTAAATTATTATCATCTAAATATTTTTTAACTGCATAACCAACTTGGTCGTCATGGTCTTTTACACTTTTCTCTATCTCGGCAGTTCTTTCTTTAAACATATCTTGCATATCGTTTAACTCTTGGTAAGTTTTATCACTACCATTAGAGCTAGGCTTTGCAATAGACAATTCTTTGTAATCGCCTTTATAGTTTTTAACAGGCTTCTCGTCTATCTTAGCGTGTCTTAAACTATCAATGTCTATGAATTCTTTAAATCTCATTTTCTTCTTCTTGCTTTTATTTCTGAAGCCATCCATCTTTTTGCTGTGTATGACTTTATTTTATTTCTTAATAGTCTTCTAACATTCTTATCAACCTTATTCATAACAATAGATGTAAGTTCTTTATCATCTTTACTATTATCAACAATAATCATATTTTCCATACCAAATAAATTTTGAAATCTACCAATATTACTTTGCACTTTTGACCAAGAGGCCTTCGTAATATATTCTGGTACAGTTCTTTCTCGTCTTCTATTTCTTTCTAATGCAACATCTAAACTAGTGTTTACAAATATCATATAACAATCATAACCTAATTGTTTTAAAAGACTTGTTTGTAAGTTTATCTTATCGTAATCTCTACCAGTACCATCAATAACCATACCTAATCTACCTTTGATAGATAAATCCATAGTTTTATCACTAGTTGCTTTTGCTCTTGCTCTTATCATATCTCTAGCTTCTGCCTCATTATCTGGCATTTTAAGAGATAGATTATTCTTTTTTAATGCCATCTCAAAAGCATTATCGGAGTTTACAATTCTTAAACCTGTACCACCAAATGCACCTCTTGTAACAAATGATTTACCAGAACCTGGACCACCTGCTAAAAAGAAAGCCTTAAATATATTGGCGTCATATAAACCCTCTTGTAAATATCTTATTTCATCAAAAGTCTTCATTTAATTTTACCTATAATCTCTTTACTAATTTTCTCTGGCGTACTGCCTTCCGCCTTAATATTTATTATTTCATCTTTGTAATATGTAAGTAAAGGTGCTGTTTCTCTTTCATAAACCTTTAATCTATTTTTTATAATCTCTGGTTTATCATCAGCTCTGCCTCTTGCTGTTAATCTTTTAATAACTTCTTCTTCGGATACTTGAAGATTAATAACATGGTCATATTCTATATTTGCCTTTTCCATCATTTCTGCTTGTTTAACACTTCTAGGAAAGCCATCAAAGATATAACCTTTTTGTGCGTCTGGTTTTTTTAATCTTTCTTTTACTGCGTCTATAACTATTGGTGTTGGTGCAAATTCACCTTTTGCTAATAGTTCTTTTACTTTTCTACCGTCTGGTGTATCTTGTTTTGATAGTGTTCTCATCATATCACCAGTATAAATGTGTGCAATATTTAATTCTTTATTAATCAGTTCGGAGTAAGTTGACTTACCAGAACCAGGACCACCAATCATAATAACTTTTGGTCCGTTTATTTCTTCGAAAAAATATTGCTTAAATGATTTCATTTACCTTTTCCGCTTAAATACTGTACAGATTTTTCTCTACTTTTCCAATAGCCTGTACCATGTTCTCTATTACACCATCTTTTATGCCAAGCATAGTTTGTAAACTTGACACCTAAACTTTCTATAATACTATAATACCAATCTTTTATTCTAATCATTAACCTTTTACCCAATCCTTTTCTGCTGTAAAGTTTGCTCTACTAAATTCTAATCTATCGACAAGTTTAATTGCACCTGCAACTCTGTCAACTGCAACATAACCCTCTGGTGCTGTTACTTTATATCCGTTAGGTGTTCTTAAAAAATTACCAATGCTTTGCACTTGTGACAACTTATTAATTAGGAAGTTTTTTGCATTTCCTAAACTAATATGGCTTGCAATTGCAAAGTACAAAGCTTGTTGGTTTCTATCAATAAATCTGAGGCCTTCTTTTTGAGCCTTTATGTACTTTTCTTTTCCTTTATCGGTCTTTTTACTATCAATTTCTGCTTGTAAAATATTTTCATAATAATCCCTAAACGATTTCTGCATAACTCTAACTTTGTCCATGCCTTGTTTAGAATTTCTAATATAATGATTAAAGAATGTTTTTAGTCTATAACCTACTGACAACTGGTCACTCATAGATGATTTAGACATTTCATCTAACATAGGTTTTGCTTTTGATAATGACCCTTGAGCCATTCTTATTAAAGAATCAAACTGTCTTAATTCACCTTTATTAAATGTAGATGAACCAGAAGTATCTCGGTAAGAAGCAGACGCCAAGAATATAGAAGCAGGACCTTGACCTTTTATACTACCAAAACCGGCAGTTAACTCTGTCATTTTTTTACCTGTATAAACTGTGTGAAATACTATACCAAGTTTTGCTCTTGTAATTCTTTTTGCAATATCACTATCAGCTGGTACTGCATATGTAATTGTATTAGGTGTAAAAGTAATCATCTTTTCTCCACCTATAGTAGCCGCTTTTAAATCACCTCTTGTAAATAACAAATCACCTTGATAGATACCATTCATGCCAAGTTTAGGCAATTCTCTTAAACAAATTGCTAATTTTTTTGCAAGATTACCACCATGGTTTCTAGCAATATCTGATGTTGTGTAATTTATTTTAGGAGTGACATTGAATACAGACTTTGTACCCACAAAGAATTTACCATTTTCTGGATTTTGTCCACAGAATACAGCAGGAGCGCCGTCCCATTTGACGGTCATATTTAACTTGCCACCGATATTACCGGCCAGCATATTTCTTACTGCGTTAAGGAAATTTATTGCATTTACGCCACCTTGACTACCACGATTAATAATATCGTCTTCTAGGTGTTCGAGGTGTGTGTTCTTTTCCTTTGTGAAAAAGCCTTTAAAACTAAACATTTGTTCTCCAATTTATCCATTAATATAATAATTCAAGTAATCCATCAACAAATCATACAACTATTTATACGATTTAATACTGGTATTATAACATATTCCGCTGGTCGTGGCAAGCACTTTTTTCACTTTTTTTATAGAAATTTTACGCCAGGGGTATTGATATATAACGATTTTCCCTGCCAACCACCAGCTGCTCTAGTTCTTATAGTGATTTTGATGTTGACCTTTTTACCGTCATAGGTAAAGTTCAAATTAAATGCTTGTGATGTACCATCATAAGTGTGATTTAATTGTGTTATTTTGTTAATCTTTTTATTATATAATACACTTTGTAAAGCATTGTCAGCTGATACATCTTTTATTGTACTTTCACCTGTTTCTCTACCAACTAATAGTTTGTATGGACATGGTGTATATGAAACTCTGGGGTCATCATAAGTATAAAAATAAATTGTATTTAAAAAGTAAATTAAGTTTCTACTATCTTTTAAATACTTTACAAGATTTTTAATATGATTATTTCTAAATTTATAATAAAAATCTTCACCATAAAAATCTAAACCATCTGCTCTAAACTTGGCTGCTAATCTACCAAACTCATCACTAGAAGCAGTTTCACTAAATTTTTCTTTCTTAATATCAAATGCCTGTATTGCTTTTTTAGCATTTGGTTTTGTAACATCTTTGGCAGCTTGATTCCATGAGTTGTCAATTAATTTTCTAATATTATTTAATTGACCACCATTACCTAACTTATCATAGTATGCTGTAATGTTAGTATTAAACTTTGGTGTTTCATCTGAACCTGCAGCTATCTTATTTGAATAACCTTGAAAACTACCATCTCTAAATTTTAGTATTACATCTGACGGTGTTTTAGGAGATACGCCTTTTGGTTTACCTCTAGGTACCCAAAAATATTTCTCAACTGATTTTGTTTTAATATCTTTTCTTACTGCTTTTGCATTTGCAAGACCTATATTAATATCTCTATCTGGAGTTTCATCTCTATCTATTAACTCTGCTAAATCTTCAAAGGTAACAGGTTTGCCCTCACCTGTTAAAACTCCTGTTGATTTGGTACCCATTTGAGTACAATATTTTTCTAACTGAGCAGGCGTCATAGGTTTATTAATCATAAAATACATAGTACAAAACTCGTTTACATTTGACGAAGCTGTACTATCTTTTCTTTGTTTAGAACCTAAATGTCCTGTAACTTGTTTTTTGGTAGTTTTTATGCCGTAAGGTAAATTTGTATTTTTATCTATGGCTAATTGAAAGAAATATTGACCTCTTGATTCGATAAGAGTTTTGCCTTTTACTCTATCTACACATCTGAATAATATTTCTTCTTTAGGTTTGACAGTAATGCCAACTTTTTTTAGGGCGTCCCTAGTAGATGATATAGTCGTGGCGTCCATTGTATAGAATGGATTAGGACCTACTTTTGTTTTGTAATATGGTGATACTGTTGGCATATAACTATTTATATACCATTAATTACTTCTTGGCAATATCTCTTTCGCCTTTAACACATAAAAAGTCTGGTATACCACCGTTGATTAACCAGACCCTATGTTTATTTTGAAACTTTACCATATGTGAAGCGTCTTCTTCGAAAAAAAATTCTGATACTATTTTACCCTTAGGTTTTTCTATGACTTGCCATACAATTTTACGGCCTCTTTTTACCATCTTTTTAATGTAATGTAAATCTTTCATTGTTGGTCCTGGCCTCTTGTCACCTTTGTGAAATCTAACTTTTTGTGTCTTGGCTTTTGGCATATATTATATTTTAAAATCAGAAAACTTACTGTAAGCGTCCTCTGGATTAGGGTAATTTTCTTCTTGTTTAGTTTGATTAGCGTCAACTATATTTTGAGCATTGTTTTCTACATCATATAATCTCATCTTAGCTCTGTCAACACCTAATATAAATGCTCTATTCATACTAGGGTCATTATATCTATTCTTTAATTGTTTAACTTTCATTTGACCTAATGCTTCTAGTTCTTCATTTGACATTAAGGCAAACATAAAGTCAGCAGTAGCAGGTAAACCAAAACTTTCAGATGTATCTTCTAAGCCAATATCTGTACTAACAAAACCTGTTCTTGTTGTTTGTGTTGCACTAAAGATAGGTAAATCAAACTCAACAGCAAGACCTCTTAATTCTTCAGCAATTGCTTTTACATAAAAGTAAGATGATATATTACCACCTTTAAATCTTGCACTAGCACATATGTTTAGATAATCAATAAAGACAACATCTGGTCTAAATGATTTCTTCAAAGATAACTCATTCATTAATGCTCTAAAGTGACCACTATGAGCAGAGGCAGTTGGATATTCTTTAATAATTAATTGACCATTTGTTTTTGCATTTAACTTTTCAACTTTTGTATCATACAATTGTTTTGGCATATCTCTAATATCATCCATAGAAATATCAAATAAGTTAGCGTCAATTCTTTCAGCAATTCTTTCTTCAGCCATTTCTAAAGTAATGTACAATACATTCTTACCTTGTGTTAAGAAACTAGAAGCTACATGACACATAAACAAAGATTTACCAACACCTGTACCTGCAAGAGCAATGTTAAGTGTTTTACTTGGTACACCACCTTTTGTAATTCTATTAAAGTAATCTAAATCAAATTTAAATCTTTTTTCTTTTGTATGGTACCAATCAAATCTTTTATCTGCGTCATTAATATAATCGTGACCAATATGATTATCAAAACTAACTGCTAAGGCGTCTGCAAGAATACTTGGTATGGCCTCTGGTGTTCTCTTTTGGTCTTTGTTATCTAAAATCTTAATACCGGATAATACTGCATTATGCACGGCTCTATCTTTACACCATTTTTCGGTTGTATCTAACAACCATTGCAAATCTACTTCTTCATTACTTGCATTAGAAACAAGTTGTCTTAAATTTTTAAGTTGGTCTTCGTTAAGGTCTTTTCTATTATTAAGTTCAATAAGAATAGTATCTTTTGTAGGTAGATTTTTATAGTTCTCTACAAACTTTGTAATCTCATCAAACAAAGTTTTTTCTTCCGAATTAGAAAAATACTCTGATTGAATAAAAGGCAAAGCCTTTCTGGTAAAATCTTCATTGAAGAAAAGATTACTTATGATTGTTGATTCAATTCTATCCGTTAATGATTGCTGTACCATCTTTTATCTGCTTTTCCATTAGTTCTAATAATATATCACCGATATGATTAATAAATTCTTTCTCATCTCCTAATTCTTTTTTATTAGGATTCTTTATTATATCATAATCAAACATCATTGGCAAGCTGCCATCAGGATTTTCATCTTTGCCAAAACCAACTTTACCATATTTGTATATGATACCCTCATACTTTTCAGATAACAACTTTATACAAGTAAAGTCGTCTTCATCTCTTTGTACGAAAGCGTAAAGTTTATTCTTCGTCTTGTCCGTAGGTGAATTTTTGTTTTGTGTATTCATCAATCTTTGTTAGTACCTCATCTGTAAAATATTTTTCGGGCTCTGTATTGATTGACTTACCAAATACTTTTGTGCCATCTGGCATTTCATATCTAGTAGATACTTTCTTAAACACACCAGCTTCTTCGCCTAGTTCTAATAGACCATAATGTCTATCTAAACCTTGTTTATATGAAAGTCTTACATCAATTTGAGCGTTCTCTTTTGTTATTCTCGATTTATAGTTTTTACAATGTATAATATTACCTACTACCTCTGTGCCGTCTTTTTCTTTTCTTTTACCTAGGTAGATGATTGATGAAGCAGCGTATTTCAAACCTGAACCGCCACCCATTTCTTTTTGTGGAAACATAGAACCAATCACATCATAAGTGTGATTAGTCATTATCATAGGAACATTTGCTTGACCTAATTTTAAAGTCAATACTCTGAAAGTAGATTTAACAATTTGACTTCTTGTCATATCTCTAGTTTCTTTACCAGCAGCCGTATCTTCCATTTCTTTTGTAGTAGATAACATACCTAAACTATCTAATACAAACATCATTGGTTTTCGTTTGCTTTCTGGTTGTTCCAAATATTTGTCAATAATTTTAATTGATTGAGCTCTGAATTCTTGTACTGTTGCAACTGGCATAACAACAAGTCTTGTGCTATCAACACCTCTACTCTCAACCATATCTCTTGATATAGCATTCTCTGATTCAAAATAGATTACGCCTGCGTCTTTGTCTGTTTCTAAAAAGGACTTAACAACACCTAACGCAAAGAAAGTTTTACCTGTAGCAGCTTCACCTGCAATTGCTGTAATACGATTGCCTGGTAGGCCACCGTGAATAGAACCGGATAGTAATGCATTGAAAGAATATGAACCTGTATCAATAAACGAACCAACATCACCTCCAGCAACACCGTCTTTTGCCAATGTGGCAAACTCATTACCGGTTTCTTTTATAATATCTTTTAAAAAATCACTCATTATTTCTCCTAATATACATTAATTTTATCATATTGTCAAGCGTCCTATTTATGATAGGTTTACATTTATAATACATCTACTACCATTTAATGGCTGAGTAGCAGTATGTTTTAATAATCCATTAAAGATTACAACTCTACCTTGTTTTGGTGTTATCTTATGTTTTTTATTATTATCATATATTATTGTATCGCCATCTGCTGTTTTTACATAATATAATATTACCGTGTGTTCGGTTTCTCTATCTATATGAGGTGTATCAATTAAATCACCTTTTGTTATATTATCATGTAATGGTAATTGTAAAAATGCTCTACTTTCTATTAATTTTTTACAATCAATACCAACTTTTATACATGAGTTTACAATAATATTGTGTGTTAAATAATTATAATCACTATTAATTTTTTCATTTAAAATAAAGTAATGTGAAAAACCAGGTCTTTTTTGTGTACCATCTAAATAACTAACATCTTGTAAATAATGCCAATTGAAATCTCTGCCTAATATAATATCTCTAACTTTTTCTTGTTCTTTTAAATCTATTATATCATCAACAATATGTATTTTATCTATCATCTTATAATATCAATCTCACTATCTTTAGTCCATACTTCTAGGTCGTTTCTTAAACGGCCTTCTTCGTATAGTTTATCAAATCTTTTTGTTGCTAGTTTACGCCACCATTCTATTAGTTCATTGTCATGGAATCTATCATAGTTTGGTGCTTTAACAATTTCATTTGTTTTACCGTTTACTATATCTATATAGTTTTCTATACCATAGTTTGATACATAATATCTTTTTTGTTCAGTAAGTTTTTTAGCATTTGTTATTGTGTTTGTAAACTTTTTTAAATCATCACCATCTAGTGCTTTCTTTACTAGACCTTGTAT